AGTTCGAGACGAATCTCGAAGGGGGTCATGTTACTCATAATAATCTCCTTTGTGTGTATGAGTGTTAGAAAATGGTAGGTTATTCTGTTACGAGGAAACCTACCGAAACCCTAAGCAGCGTTTAGGCTGCTAATGCGAACTTTGAGTCGTTTGCGTTTACTTTTGTTTAGTGTTAACGACAACTCTGTCGGATCGTCCATCTTTGTACTTATTGCCCTGTCGAATCTAGAACAGGCCCATCATAAAGACTCTTCCATGAATTATGTGCTTCGAAATAACTTATCCATACACAATATTCACATCCTTTACCGCAACATGTTGTTGGTGGTATTGGCTCTAAGACCTTATGGTGGACCTGAGGGGATTTGCACCCCTGTCCAGAACTACTTTCGATTAACTTCATACGATCGTTTATTATTTAGGCGACCTAATTCTCAACCGCCCACATATGGATTATACAACAGAAGCCACTACTAATCCACTCTTCTTTTCGTAAAGGTCCCGAAAGTACATCAGTCTCTTTACATGAGTGTTTCTTCGTTCAACAAACACCTGAGGTTCTTCGTCGTCTACAGCAATTGCAACAACGGTTTGAGCAACAGGTATCTTAAACTGCTCTTCAAACATAATAGCATAGGCTGAGCATTGCATGAAATAATTCTCGATATCTTCTTTATTTTTAAGCCGTTTAGCTGTTTTAAAGTCAATAACTGATAGAATTCCATCAAATTCAGCTACACAATCCACTGTACCAGCAATACGCAAATGATCGGAGTACATTCGTAGCTCTTGAGCATATACGTTGTTAATACGATGAAGAGTAGGTTTAAATTTATTAAACAGCTCTTGATCTAAAGGACTCTTAAATGCAGGTACCTTGTTATCAATATATTGCTCACACAAGGTATGAATTCTTGTACCACGACCAGATGCCGTTTGTGATATTTTATTAGCTACTTCTTCACCAACACGCTTGCGCCACTCCATAATATAACCTATGTTGTAGGCAGCAAGCACTGTTGTGATAGAAGGATACTTATTACCCTCCGGTGTAACGTAATAACGGGTACCGTTTTCGTTTAGTTGTTGTAGTTTGGGGACTTCACGGTCAAGCTGTACATGATTAAACATATGTTATTTTAATGGTTTCCTGACAAAACTTCAACTGCATGCGCGTAATGTTTCTTACGGTCTTCTAATCCAATAGTACCACCGTTAATCTTTTTAGTCATCGTAACAAAATCGTTAGAATCGGCATACTGGTTAAGATTGTTCTTATGCCAGAACCAACATGCAGAATGAATGGCGTAATACGCATCTAAAAGAATATCTGGATTATCGAGTAACGTTTCATCTTGGAACATAAACTTCGAACAATTACGGTAGTTATCTTTACCGGTCAATTGAAGTAGTCCACGGCCTCTGAACTTCCAACCATCACCAGAAGCTTCAGGGCCATTACCCATCCTACCACCGTAAGACTTATTGGCAATAGCTTGAGGCTTACCTGCGAACTGTTCAGCAACACCAGCTGGGTAACGCTGGGGCCATATTCTTGTCAATGTAGCTGCTTTGTAGTTAAGGTTTTCTTCTAGAGTAGAAAAGCCACCTGACTCATGCGCACACTGAGCAATAAATGCAGATACTCTTTCTACAGAAGTAATACCATACTGGGGTAGTGCCTCACACATACTTTCATACCAGTCATCAGGTCCTCCTAATGCTCGTGGTAGTAACTCTCTTACATGCTCGACTGTAAAGTCAAAATCAAAACTCATTTAGGTCTCCATATCTTCGTATCTAATCTTTGCCAATATATAGTCTTTAACTAAAGAGCTTCTTACAATATCATCGGCTTCGAATTCTATTTTTGTAAAGGCTGCCATGTGGTATGCAATATCGAAAAACTTCAATATACCACTAACGTCGTTTCTCTTCTTATTTAGGTCTGTTTGTCTATAGTCTCCGCACCAAATAATCTTTGACCTGTAACCAACCCGTGTCATAACAGTATCGATTTCTTCAAACGTCATATTTTGCATTTCATCAACAATAATAATCGCATCGTCAAATGACATACCGCGAATAAAAGATGTTGAAATAAATTCAATATGACCTTGTTCGGCTAACCTATCGTATGCATCTTTTCTATCAAATAGGGTATGACAAATTTGGCGATAGGGCTGTTGATATATATCTAACTTTTCATCAATGTCTCCAGGAAGGTGACCCATCTCTCTAGACTGTACAGCTGATCTAACAATAATTATTTTATTGAATGGATTATTTTTATCTAATACCTCCTCTAGCGCTTTGTATACAGCAATAAACGTTTTACCTGTTCCAGCAACTCCGTGGAGTGCCATAAAGTAGTCACCTCTTTTATATGCGTCGTAAAATAGTTTTTGATTATTAGTTAGTGGTGTAAATGTTTTAAGATGGTCAATCTTTAATCTAAGCGCGTTTGAAGTCTGGGCTCTCGAACTTGTTTGTCTTTCTTCATTATCGTGAACGATGGCAAGTTTAGCAGCTCTTTTAGTAGACATGTTTCCCCTTTAGAAATAAAAAAAGGACTACAGTATTACCTGTAATCCTTACACTAGTTTATATAACGAAGATACCCAGAATCATTTTCTGGATAGTTTATCCGCCAAGTTACTTTTATAATTTGCGGCATGAATTTTAGATAGAACTTCATTAAACCCTTGATCTGGTTTTCTGATTCCTAATCTAACAACATCACCCATAGCAGGGGCACCGATGATAGTTTCTAAATTAGGATTTTCTTTTAGATATTCTTCACGAGAATTCCATGACATAATCTTATCATAAACTTCTTCTGTATCTTTATTGCGAAATGTATATGTTGGCATATATTTATTTATATTATTTTAAGTTCATTAATACTATCTTCACTAAAAATACCTGATGGAAATACATTGAAAGCTAGTACATAACGCTCTTCGTCCGAGGTATTAGGAGTTACAGAATGCGTTAAATGAGATGGAAATATAAGAATATCTTTATTAGTAGGTCTTATTTTCCATGTGGATGAATTTAAAAGATGATAATTATCCATTTCGACTGAAAGCTCGCGAGGGAACAGAGGGGACATATTATTATTAAAAACTATATCCCCACTATCATCATTCACTTGAATATAAACAACCCCAGAATATAAGCTATTACTATGAAAATGCGGATCGGAATAATCACCTTTGGCGTGTTTTATTAACCAGGACGTTGTAATATGAAACTCTATTTTTCTAGAAAAATTAAGTGCATTATGTAAGAAATTATCTACTTCTAATTTAATATTTCTTTTAAGATCTGATAATTCAGGCTCATTAAGTATGTAAAAATTTTCAGTATTGAATGAATTCTTTATGTTAGAGTACACAGGCCATTGCCTAACATAATTAGCATTTTTTATAAACTCTTGTTCGTCACTACTAAATTCTATTTTACTTCTATATAATGGCGTTGAAAAAAGAGGCTCTATAAAGGCAGAACTCATATTATATCACAAACCAGGATGGCGTATCCCGGTTTTTCCATGTTGCAAAAGACTTCTTATCACCAATATAGAAATTACGGTAGCTTTGAATAACATTAGATGCTTTGTATTCATCTGGCATAGCAGGTGTAGGATCAGATAGCCAGCCTTTATTAGGAATATTTTCTGGCAATCGACTAAAGCACTCTTTCATTCTTTCAGCGGAATGTTTTTTACTGTAGCGGTAAGTATACTCAGATAACATTTCAAGCCATAAGTTATATAACCAGATATAGTGGCTTGAAGATTGTCTTACCCATATACCAGAAGGATGGTTAAAATGGGATGCTTTCCATACAACTTCTTCTCTAGAGTCTGGTAGCAACCATCTTTGTATATTACGGTCATTTTTAGTCTTACCGTAATAAGGCTGCCCATCAAGAACTCGATGGGCTGTAGACATTAGCTGACCGTACTCTAGAATCATTTTAACAACATGCTTATCTACATGTTGTTGAGCGCATTCAGTCGGGTTGTTGCTCAAATAAAATATGTTCACAGGGGTATACCTCAAAAGTTACATTAGGATTATCTGCTAAAACTTTACTTTTAGCAACTTCTATTTCTTCTAACGTAAGGTAAACACCAACATGGGAAGTCTTTTTAATGCGGTGCATTTTATCGCGAACCTGTACTTCTAAATTGTAAACTGTATGCATCTTATTTAATATCACCTAAACTGGTTTCACCAGTTAGCTGCTCATACATAGTTTCAAATTCTTCGTTTTCAGCTACTTCTTTAGAGAAGTTTTGCTTATGATAAACCTTAGCAAGTTTACGAAACGTTTTCTTACTCATTTCGTATTCATCGCAGATATTATTAATAGCTTCTTTAATAAATTCACGCTCACCTTCAGTACGTGCCATGGACGCTGAAAGCTCATCCATACACTTCTTAATAGCTTTGCGAGCGGCGGGATCGGAAGGCAGACTCATTATATACTCCTTAGTTTCAATTCTTCTTCAAAAGCTTCTTTATATGCAGGGTGCATTCGTGGTACATTATCAAGACAGGCTTGAATATGTTCTGTACTCATATCTTTAAGTAGGATGCGGGTAAGAGGTTGATCACCGTTAATACCATAGGTACCCCACTTAACTACTTCACGTACCTTATCATGCCCATCTGTTGTATAGACACTTAGATCTTCATAAGGGGCATCACCATGAACATTACGTCTAATATATTCTAAGCCTCCATCGACCATATATTCCTTACCATTTTTATCAAGGTAAGTTTTATAGTCGTGTCTATGCAAAGACTCTAGAACAGTACCGTCAGGGGTACGAATTGCATTATATACTAAAGTACTCATTTTATCTTCTCATCTGCGATACTTCGACCGCACTATCATCACTAAAAATAGGTACAAGGTTAGACTTATGCATAGTAGCTACACCTAACATCTTATCACCAGTATACATATGCTTTTTTACCCCAGTAGTAACAGCGCCACTATGACCAGTATCAAGACTAGGGTATCGCACCGTCTCCCGTATAAACGGCTTATAGACAGTACCCGGTAAGGCAATATTACGTACTACAGCTTTCTTCTTTTTAGTCTTACCAGTAGGATCAATACCATGCTTTTCGCACCAAGCAGCATACTGCTCGCGCTCAGCCTTAGGCTTTTTCTTAGGTTTAACAATAGGTTTAGTATTCAAATAGATCATAATATATTATAACATAATTAGAGAATAAATCAACTCTTACGAGGTTGACGTAACCTTACCTGTTTTACATTATAAAATCTCTCTGGTTCAGGTAAGTCATCACTTACTGACCAAGGACTTGGTTTAGGTTTTTCGAAACGTTTAAGAAACGACACCCAAAGAGATTTTATTCTAAAGGGATAGATTCTTCCTTCTTCTCTGCTTTCTCTTTAACCGGTTTAGGAGTAAGAGCAAGCGGGAACGCCTCTCTCACAATATCTTCTTTTAAGGTCTTATACTTAGTATGTAGTTTACGATCTTTAGCTAAACATAAAGCTTCTGCCTCTGTCCAGTGAATACCTTCCAGCATATTTACGAACAAGGATTCTTTTTTAAGTTTAGGTAGAGTAGTCTTAGGGTCTAACCAAACGTAAAATCGTCTAAGTTCAAGTTGAAGAGAAGACTCGCTATAACCGATAGGCTTATCGATATCCTTCCTGAATGGTGGTTCACCTTCTGGTAAGTCCATCTTAAGCATATGATCGTAATTCAAGCGAAGCAAGACTAACAACGGATCAGTTACGTTGTTCTTTAATACTGCTATTTTTTCCTCACGGGTTTTAGCAGCTTCGAATTTATCTAAAATTTCGGATACTAGTAGGTGCATTAGAATTCCTCTATATGTTCAATCATCTGTTTCATTCTATTAGCCATAAAATAGTCAAGTAACAGGCTTCTATCCTTAACGGGATATGTCGTAAAGGTATTTATAACCTCTTCCTGAATATGTTTAGGGATCATAGCAAGATCTACCAACGTAGCATTACGATGATAATTACGTCTCTCTTCTTCATTCTTACATGCAATAAACCCGTTATCGAAGAATTCCTGAAGTCGTTTAGAGGTAACAGACTTCTGTCTCTCCCCGCTCACAATTGCGTCGTCAGCAGTCAAGATATTAGGTACCCCATCACCTTTATCACCCTTAACAATATGCTCCATCAATATCTCATGGATACTGTTATCAGGCTTAATAAACTTCTTAAGAGTAGGTGAGAACTGTCTTACATGCTTATATTTCTGTAACTGATTAAAGTCATGATCACCAGAGATAATCAAGAATGGTTTAGGTTCAGATACCAGTGTACCTTCTTTAACATCATTCTCTAATGACCAGTAGACAAGAGATGCAATTACATCATCTGCCTCAGCACCCTCTATTTCGATAACTTTATACGGAAAGATTTCTTTAAGTTCTGTTTTAATAAGATTAATAGAATCAAAGATTAATGGCCAGTTGAACCCCGAGTCTTCTCGAGCCTTCTTACGGTTGGCTTTATAGTAAGGAAACACCTCCTTACGCCAGTACTTACGGCTATCACAAGCAATAACTACCTCACCGTATTCTTTACCGAACTTAACCTTATGACTTCTAATGGTATTAATTACCATATGACGAAGTAAGTTAACATCAAGCTCTACATCGGTTCTATTACCAATCTCAGCCATTAGGTTGGAAATAATGGTCTGAGAATAGTCTATAACAATCATTTAATAACTCTCACAATAATACATTCATCATTAATACGACCTGTTACATCGTACCCCTTAGTTGTGAGATCGGAAAGAAGCTTGCGCAACTTTACCTTACTGGCATCTAGTATTACTTTAAGGAACGCTTCCGGGCGACGAATAGAACGACACTCACTCATATCCGGATCATAGTTCTGTAAGGTAGAACCTTTTACCTGTATGCCTTGTACAGAATCTGAACGATAGGCAGCCAATCTCTTATACTTAACATTATATACCCATACCTGAGAAGCTCCAACTATCTCAGACGGAAGTACCGACTTAATACCTAATTCAGTATCTTCTTTTTTATATTTAAGTTTAGCAACTTGTACACCAGGTGGTTTAATTCTAACGGCACGAGGTTTACGATTAGCTTTCTTGAACTGAGTATACCGTTCTAGATCAACGATAAATGCACCAAACATCTTTACAAGATTGGCTTGCTTACGACGACTGATATTAGAATAACCTTCCTTAATATCATCATCCGTAGTCTTATAGACTTCCGTAAACTCTGTACCCCGTTTACGAGCCCATTCTTCAATATCCTTGCAGTAAGGCTTAGGAATAGAATTAGCCTGTAGATAGTTATAGAGCTCGAATTCTTTATCTTCTTCAATAAAGGTATCGATAGCTCCTTCTAAATCACCAATTACTTCTGCAATTTTATCTTGCATATAATCACGAACGGAAGGCTTTGGCGTTTTATCTACTACTTTTATTACTTCCTTAGTTAAAGGTAAAGTAATAAGATAGCTATCCAGATCCTCAATATGCCGAGGCAATAACATATTACCGTTTAATACCATACGAGCAAGCCAGCCGTAGGTTAAAATAATATCACTATCAGAGACATTATCAATATTAACTTCCAACCCGGTATGCTTAATATATGTCTTTAAGTATAACCGTGCATCCTTCTTATCCCTTTCTTGATTATAGAAATTAAAGGCATAGGAAAGAGCAGATTTATAATTAAGTAAATCCGGTGTAATACCGTGAGGTTCGGTTACTACAACTCTGCTTATAGCCCTACTCATACATCATCACCCATATTAAAGCGAATTTCTGTAACAGAGTCATAACGGAATGATCTCCATTCTTTCTTATCGATATCAAATACCGGGCAGGTTTCTTCACTAACAGTTTTTACTCGATCGGTTTTTTTCTCGTAATCTAAAGTCTTACCTTCTTGCAAGGTACAATTCATAATACGAATAGAACCGTCTTTTTTGCGAAAGTGAATATTGACATAGTTTGTACGCAATACACCACCTAACCATTCACGGAATACTTTACGCTCGTCTTCACAAGCGTTCGCATAATAAGTAGACTCGTAAGCATGCTTTGCAACTTGACTCATATTAACTCCCAGTTCTCAAAAATAAGGTCTTACCGTCTTTAGACATTTGAAAGTCTTCAATAAAGACATGATGCTGATCTTCTGACTCAACAATAGCTTTATCAGCCGCGACCCACAAATCCCACCACTGAAGGTTTCCACCAGGTAAAGGAATCGTTATAGCTCGCTCATGACCCCAATGATCTTTGTATACAAGATTTTCTGCTTTTAAACCAGATAAATCATGCACGTTTAAAACTTCATACATCGACCATATAGATTTAAACTTATTAGTTTCTCTAATATTATCAAAGTATTTGAATTTAAGATCGAATTCACTATCGTCAAATTTCACTTCTTCATCAATCATATAACCTCCTGAACATACGTTATTATAACATAGAACTGAGCTACGGTCAAGCGTTACGTTACTTCTTAGTAAGACCTGCGCGCCGGTAGAGTATTTCACTCCAAGTTTCTTTAGGCTTGGGAGTTTCAGTAACTACTTTTTCTTCTTGAGGTTGGGGGTAGGAGTATTGACTGTTAAGGACATCAGGAAACTCTTTAGGGATATTAATTATACCTGGTTCAGGAGTTTGAAACGATCGTGGGGTATCAAAGAGGGTAGTAATATCATCATCTGGTAGTGGTATGTTTAGTCCACCACCTGTTTCTCTTGATTCAGGGTTACGCTGCTTCAGTGAAATATTTGCTGCAATTAACAGTAATATTGCTAACGGATCAAATACAAATACTAAAGCAATAATTACCCACCTGACAGCTTTTTCTAGTGTATCGGTACTTTGCGTATCGTAAATTAACGCTGCAATATATTTGATTGGACCAACCTCCGCCTCCACCTTACGAATTTCGGAGGCGATAGGTGCTCGCTCTTCATTAAGAGTCGCCACCCGCTTGTTATATGTTTCGATTTCGTTAAGTAATCGACCACGTTCTTTCTGTTGGGCTTTGCGTAGACTTGCTGCTTTGTCGGCACCTTTTTCATCTGTTGACCTTGCCATAACTTGGTCCACCGAATCATCCATCTGTTTGATTGCTTTGCGATTAACATCTATATTATCTTTCTCAACTTTTATCTTCTCATCAACCAGAGTAAGTTTAGCTGCTATATCACCAGTTGGTATAGCTTGGTCTAGATGAGCTTTAGAAAGGTAACCAAATATACCTAGGGAGGTAATAATTGATAATACAACTATAGCTATTGTTAGGTAATATCGTATAAGTGCAGGTGCAGTCTTCCAGTTACGATATACCCAGGAAGCAGAAACGACCTTTGCCAACTCCAGTGTCCCACCCATAACAGCAATTGGGATTGCAGCAGAGGCAAAAATTGCCATTAGACCAATTATAGAAAAATACGCCGCAACAACTGAAAGTAATATTGCGGTTAATAGTGTAACACCGATTGTAAACATTAGGATAGCCTCACGTGTGATCTCATTACCTTAACTGATATCCACGAATTATACCATAGTTCTTTATTTTCTAACACCGATCTGGTAAACTGTTCTTTTGCTTCCAGATAGTTTGCGGTACCCTTATTAGGGCACAAATGTATTATCGTGCGCTTGAAATTTTCTCTTCCCAGAGTTTCGACATCTCTTTTGAGCTCATCAGAAGAACTCCAATACTCTTTCCAGTCAGATTCGACTTTGTACGACTTACGTTTTTTATTAACTTGCTTTCGTTTGATAGACCAGAAAAATTTCTTCCCGATATACTTCCTACCAGATAGCAAGTTTTCGATGATGTAGACAAATCCATAATATTCTCCAGGTTCATAATAAGGTTCACCATTGTATAACCAGTCGGTCATTCGTAATCGTCCGATTCCTCTTCTTCTTCATTATCAATTTCACCACCACAGAATGGGCAGAAATTTACTTCATAAAAAGAGTTATCTAGAGAATGTTTTATTTTAAAATCTGCGTCACAACTATCGCAGTTATAATGGTTATTTGCCATTTGATTTTTTTAATCTTTCTGTTTCAGCAATATACACGCGCTTACGTAATGCTGAGCTGCTGTAGGGATGATCTCTTAAATGGTAGTGAAGTTCAATACCGTTATCAAGACACCATTGCTTACCGGTAAAATCTTTTGCCTTATATTCATCACCTAAGAATCTAATATCAATATGCTGGGTCTTAATTATATTCAATAGCTCTTCTTCAGTTGAATATACAAGTACCTCGTCTACGTATTTACATGCAGATACCTGACAATACCTTTCATACATAGACTGGACCGGTTTATTTTTAGTATCCGGTCTATCAATTGTCGGGTCTGTTTGAAGGGCTACAATTAAATAATCACAAAAACGTTTCTCTTCTTTTAGCATGGTAACGTGACCGGCGTGGAAAAGATCAAACGTACTACAATTAAAACCTACTTTAGATTTGTTCAACATCAATATTACTCTTTTCAAGAAATTCAATACCAAAAGATTCACGGTATGTATTACGATAATATACCTTACTTATACCTGATTGGAAAATAAGCTTGGCGCAGTCTAAACAAGGCGCATGAGTAACGAAGATTGCAGCTCCTAATCCAGATTCATTAGAACTGGCTAACTTTGCAATTGCATTTGTTTCAGCATGCAAGACTTCAGGTTTTGATTTATAGTTTTCATCTTCACAAACATTATCCCAACCTGAAGGCATACCATTGTAGCCAATACTTATCACCCTATTATCTTTGACAACGATAGCGCCTACTTGAAGTCGCTTGGCACTGGACAGAGACGCATAGGTCTCTGCCACTTTCATATGTGCCTCAATATACTTTTGCTTCAAGCCGCTCTACCCCAAACATCGTCCCAGGTACCGCTGTATGCCGCTTTAGCATAATCGGTAGCTCTGTTCTCAAAGAAGTTAGTATGAGTGGGGGCATTAATCATCTCTTCTACCCAGGGTAATGGGTTACGCTTAACCTTCATAATACCTTTGAGCCCCAGACTAATTAATCGACGATCGGTAATATAACGAATATACTTCTTAACATCAGCAGCGTCCAAGCCATCCATACCACCCATGCTGAATGCTAGGTCAATAAATTTATCTTCGAGCTCGACCATTCGTTCAGCGATAGTGTAAAGCTGCCCTTTGAGCTCATCGTTCCATATCTCTGGATTTTCTTGAATGTAAGTTCTGAATAGTTTTATCATTCCTTCGCAATGCTGTGTCTCATCAACGATAGACCAGGTAACAATTTGACCCATGCCTTTCATTTTACCATGACGTGGAAAGTTTAACAACATAATGAAGGATGAGAACAACTGCATACCTTCAGTGAAGGCGGAAAACACTGCAATGTGCTTAGCGGTATTTTCTTTAGTTGAGTTTTGATGAGAGATGTCCATAACATAATCATGCTTTTCTTTCATCTCTGCATACTCCATAAACTCATTATACATAGTTTCTGGAAGACCAATAGTCTCGATCAAGTGTGAGTATGCAGCAATGTGTAGAGCTTCGCGGGCAGCAAAGCCAAGCAACATCATTCGAACTTCTGGCTGTGGGAAGTAAGGTAAATAATTATTTACATATCCCCCGGCTACATCGATATCCCCCTGGGTAAAGAATCTAAAGATGTTAGTCAAGAATGTCTTTTCTTCTTGAGTTAGTTTCTTCTTCCAATCTTTAACGTCTTCAACCATCGGTACTTCAGTATGAAGCCAATGACTCTGTTCATGCTTCAACCAGGCATCATACGCCCATGGGTAGTTAAACGGTTTGAAAGAGTCTCTATCGTCTGTTAACTTACTGCTTATTTTTTTTATCATTTTATCCCTCGCATGCTATGCATACGTCTCCGTCTATAATTGCTTTCATATCTAGCTCTTTAATTACTTCACGCTCGATACGCCTTGAAACTTTATCCGCTTTACCAATCTTTTCACTGCGGCAATAGTATAGAGTCTTAAGACCAGACTTCCATGCCAAGAAGTGAACTGCATGTAAGTATTTAATATTAACATCTGGTCTAAAGAATAAGTTTAATGATTGTGCTTGATCAATATACTCTTGTCGATCAGCGGCATGTTGTACTAACCAACGCTGATCAATCTCCATAGAGGTCTTAAATACATCTTTTGTCCAATCGTCCATCCATGTAAGGTGCTGGACGGAACCATCATTTGCAATAATAGAAGACCAGATATCATTATAATCATTTTGCGATACTGTACCACCATCACTCGAAAGATGTTTTTCAATAACAGTGTTTAACCATTTATTTTTAGTTAAATGAGACCCCGATAGAGTGTCTTGACGATAGGCATTAGCACGGTATGGCTCGATACTAGGAGAAGTATTACCCATGATAATTGAACTACTAGCATTAGGAGCAATAGCCATAAGGTGGCTAAAGCGCTGCCCACTCCCCACTGCATCAGGTGCTTCTCCGCGAAGTCTTCCAAGCTGTTGATTAGCTTCATCTAGTTGTGTCCTAATGTGTTTGAAAATTTGTTTATTTCTTCCGACGGCCATAGGTGATTCAAAAGGGATTCCGCACCGTTGGAGATAAGCATGAAAGCCCAGAGCACCGACACCAATAGAGCGCTCACGTATGGCAGAGAACCTTGCACGCTCAACGGTGGTAGGAGCATTATCGATAAAATACTGAAGTACATTGTCAAGCATTTCAGCAACATCACGAAGGAATAAAGTATCATTTTTCCACTCATCATAGTACTCCAAGTTTAAAGACGACAGGCAACAAACTGCAGTTCTTTCTTTATCTGTAGGTAGAATAATTTCTGAACATAGATTAGATTGACGAATCTTTAAACCAAGTTTCTTTTGAAACTCTGGCATCTTTCTATTACTTGTATCGATAAAGTGAAGATAAGGTTCCCCCGTTTGCATACGCATATCTAAAACACGTTGCCAAAGTTCGCGAGCTGAAACTACTTCTCTTACTTCGTTATTATGCGGGTCAACTAAGTT